TATCTTTAAAAAAGGGACATTCAATGAAAAACACTAACTGGTATGTAGAGTATGCAATAGGATCAGTTGCCAATCGGAATAAGTTCTGCACCGTAAATGAATTTGGGGAAATTGCACGTGCAGCAATTGGTCAAGAAATATACCGTAGTATGTTTTTGTATTCAGATGATATACAAGCTTACGTAGATAAAAACGGAAGTGTCACTGGATACAATGGAGTTCAAAATGTAGACAAGCTTGTAATAGATATTGACTACATCAAAGAAGGAACACTTGATAATGGAGGACTTAAAACTATCAATACAGTTGTAGATGTTATAGATGCCATGACTAAAAAGTTAATAGAACCAGAACACTTTAATATCTGGTTTTCAGGAACAGGCTTTCACATTCATCTTACTAACGTATACGGTTTTGAACCTTCCAACAAACTAGCACAACAAGTTCGTGTGACTATGCAGCGTGACTTTGGACAACACATTGATTTAATATACGATTCAAGACGATTGATACGAGCTGGTTTTTCACTTAATCAGAAAACCAACTTGTTTAAAATTCCTATACCTTATATGTATTTAGAAGATAAGAGCTATAGTGAAATTTGTGATCTAGCTAAAAGCATCAATAATGACTATGTACCTCATATAATTAAAGATGAAAAAATAATTGGCCTAGATCCAATGGACATGAGTCGTAAAAATGTATCTGAAGTACGTAAAGTGTTTGACAAAGCCAAAGGCATTACTACTCGTCACATTACATGCTCTCAGCATATCTACAATGCTGGATATGTTAAGGGCAATCGACATAAACACTTGTTAGCACTCGCAAGTATATGGCGTAAAAAACTAGGTTTTGATAAATACGGTTGTGACAACTTAGCACGTTCTTACATGGCTAAAATGGATAACCCTTTAAAACCTGAAGAAACAAGTCGTATTGTTTCAGATGCGTTTAAGAATGATTACAATTACGGATGCAGTCACCCTGTATTAACTCCGTATTGTGATAGCAAATGTATGTTATTTAAATACAAAGATCTTGACGACAATAAAGACACATTAGATTCTAATAGCATGATTGACAATTTAGTCAGATTTGCTAATGAAAACTTTGAAGATCGTTCCTTTGATTTAAAGAGTATATTTCCATTTCTTAAACAAAAGCATACATTTACTACAGGACAACTTATTACTTTAATAGGTGATACTGGTTTAGGTAAAACTGCTTTTATTTCCTACTTAATCACTCAATTACCTCACATTAATACCTTGTTCTTCTCACTTGAAGTTGACGATGTAACCATGAGTAGACGATTTTTGCAAGCTGCATTAAACATGTCTAAACCAGATATTATGCATGCGTTAAAAACAAGAGATGAAGATGTATTAACCAGAGGTGAAAGCTTAATCAACCATATAAAACTAAGAACTTCCAGTCCTGATATACAAGACTTAAACAGTTATGTAGCCAATCAAGATTGTAAGATTGTAGTGGTGGACACTATTGATCGTATACCAGCTAAATATGCTGGTAAAGATGACTTTGCACGACAAGAGATAATTGCTAATGGTCTTAAAGACATGGCAATGAAAGAAGATGTAATTGTATTTGCAGTACATCACATTTCTAAATCAGCATCGTTTAATATAAACGAAGGTCAGAGATTAAATGTTCACAGTGGTAAAGGCAACAGTGCTATCGAACAAAAGTCAGATCAGTACATTGCTTATGAAGGAGTAAAGAAACAAATGTTGAGAACCGTTAGATCAGTTAAGTCTAGAGATGAATCTGATTTTGAGATTACTCTAAAATTTAATTGGAATACGTTTCGATACGACAAATGCAATTAACGATGAGGCACAAGCTTAGAGAGTTGTGCCTTTTTGTTTACAGCTCTAGGAGATTACAATGAGTGTAGTAGAGATACATATCAAAGACAATGTAGTTGAAAGCGTAGAAGGACAGAATGTTTATGTGTATATACATGATCACGATGTCAAACAAACCACAACTATGACATTTAAAAAACAGGAAGATATTTATGACAGAAACAGGAAAAATAACCAGACTGTTTGGACTGGAGATGTGGAGAAGCAGCTGGATCACAGAAAAACATAAAGAAGGAAATTATCATGCATGGAAGTTTGTAGCATTTAAACTATTCATGTTTACAATGGGTTATTCCACATTACAGGGTGATAGCATCATTATACGATTAGGGATAACCAAATTAGAAACATTCTTTTCATTCACAATAAAAGATAGGTGGACACGATGATATATAGAGTACATTTTGAATATGCAGGAGGATCTGAAGGTTTTCAATATTTTGGAAATAAAAAAGAAGCCTTGGCTAGTATTAAAGACCATTTAAAACATCACGAAGAACAAAATAAAAAAGCAGACATGTTTCTTTCTGAACAAAGCACAGTAGCTAACGCATATATATGTGCAAAAATTCCAACTCCTAAAACAAAAGAGAGAATTCTTTGGGCATTAAATTTTTATGGAGGACATGCAGACAATGGTTAAAAAAATAATTACTAAAATAACAAACCTTGAATCAAGGCTATCTAGCGTTGATGTAAAACCAATGCGTAAAAATGAACGTATGAAAAAACTAATAGAATATCTAGCTGAATTAGAAAGTTCAGATTACAAACTAATGAGTGAAAATGGACGTATCTGTATTGGTAAAATATGGAATCTATTAGGAATGCCTAGCCAAGAAGAAATCAATAAACCTAAGGCTAAAAATGAGCAGTAGATCGGTTAAAGCTAAAGGCAGACGATTACAAAATTTTGTAAGAGACAAACTTAGGGAGTTGTTCCCTGTCTTAGAAGAAGACGACATTAAGTCTCAAACAATGGGCATGACTGGAGAAGATATAGTCCTCTCCCCTCATGCAAAAAAACTAATCCCTTACTCTTTCGAGTGTAAGAATCAGGAGAGGTTAAACATATGGGAATCTATGGATCAGGCTGAAAAAAACTGTCCTGATGATAGAGATCCAGTAGTAGTCTTCACAAGAAATCGTAAACCTACGTATGTAGCTATGCGATTTGAAGACTGGTGCGAAAAACATTTTAATCATTAATAAAACTCTAAACGTAAACGTGGAATATATAAAGCGTTTACACGTATTTATGTCTACATAAACATGAATATTGTAATTTGTTTTATTAAGATTAAGGATGTCAAATAAATGAGGTGGTTGGGTTGGCTCTTGGCCACCTCAAAAAATTAATAAAAGAACGGAGTGCAGTCCATAAGCGTTTTTATCTTAAAAGTCAATTAGACAAAGTTGAAATGAAACAAATAGATAAAAAAATAGAATCCCACTTGGCAAGGAGCTGGCTGAAATACCTTGCACGTTCTTTTATAAATATAAAAAAAGGGATCATATGGTCGACTATTACCTGATCCCTTTTAAATGCACACATCAAAACCGTAGGAGTTACAATGGATGCTATCAAAGTTAAAGTATTTTTAAGTCTTTTAGAAAGGATTCTTAAAAAACAAAAAGACTTAATGCCTCCCTACGACTATACGGATTGTGTATACATCATTAAAAAACTAAAGGAGTATGTACATGGGCAGTCTTATGAAAACCAGTCAAAGCATAGCTAGTAGAACTATAGCTGATGGCAGACGAGCAGATAAAAACATATTTTATTGTACAGAATGTGATTATTGCTGGGAATACGAATCTAAACGTATAAAAAACCCTAGATATTTTACGTATAAACACTTTCCAACCTATAAAAAAGAGAGGGTCTTATGTCCGAAACATCACGAATAAAACAATTGGAAAAATTAGTAGCCAAATACAAACAGGAAGTCAACGACAGTTGGCAAGACATAGATCGTATGTATTTAGTCTTAGAAAGAATAACCAATACGCATGCAGACAGCGGCACACTTAAAAAGATAGCAAAAGAAGCTTTATATAAATTAACTAAGGAGAATAAATATGACAGCATCTGAATATAAACAAATGAGAGATGAGTTTTTAAAAGCAACTCTTGAGCTATCAGATAATAAACGAATTGAATACACTGAAGGCAATCATATGGATAATGTTCTATGGAACTTTGAAAGTAGTGCTAAAGATGTAGACTCAACACCTATGAAAGTTTTAATAATATTTTTAAATAAACACCTATCTAGTCTTAAAAGTTATTTTAGAACTGGAAAAGAGTTTTCTGAAAGTATTGAAGGAAGAATCATGGATATTATCAATTATCTATTGTTATTAGTGGCCATGATTAGAAGTGAACGTGAACAAAGTGATCTACCTGAAGATAGATCAATAAGGAGTCAATAATGTTAAAAATGGATCAGTGGCTAGAACAATCTATTCAATGTGATGAAAAAGGAAGAATTCCTTCTTTAAATGACACACCATTAGAATATGTTTCTAGGCAAGAAATGTACAACAGACGAATTACCAATGGATTGATGTTTGATGAAGACATCAATAAAGAGTATCAAGATTATGTAAACTGGAATAATAACGAATTACAACTAGATAGAGAGTCTAAAGGAGATGATCAATGCTAATGCTAAGTATATCTGAATACATTATGACTACCTTTATCATATGTTTATCATTTTATTGCTTAATGGCAGGTTTAGAAAAAGCAAGCAAATTAATAAATAAATTCTTTGATTGGAGTATAAAATGAAAATTGGAGATATTGTTTTATTTAAAGCTGATATTGAACAACGTGGAGAAATAATAAAAATAAAAGAAACAGGAAAAAATAAAATGTTAACACTTAAATCATTAAGTAATAGAGGTTTTGATGGAGATTATATTGGTGGAGAAACTCC